GTCGGTGATGAACACATCGACGGCGCCCTGCGCGGTGGCCATGGACGAGTCGTTCACGTCCTTCACGAACTGCGCGATGCGGGCCGAGCTGGAGTACATGTAGGTCGAGATGGTGCGCTTGATGGTCGGCGCGCACATCGCCACCAGATTCTGGCCCGGGCCGCCGCAGCCGCCCAGGTAGAGGGCCTGCGCCAGGTCGCGGATCTTGGCCTCGGTGACGGCCCGCTTCGTGCCCGGCGTGTAGGCGTCGAACAGGTTGGTGCTGGTGTTGTAGCCGCCCTCGGTGCCCGCCGTGTCGCACAGGTTGCGGGTGGGCGTGGTCTGGTCCTTGACGGTGGCGGCATAGCCGGCCGTCCGCGGGGCGGTGCTGGTGCCGTTGCCGATCACGCTGGCCTGGTTGGCCAGCGCCATGAACTCCACGTCCCGGCGCAGCTCCTGCTGCGCGACCATGAGGTTGTAGGCGAGGCCGCCGGAGCCGCCCACGCTCGACACCGCGCCGGCCATCTCCGAGACGGACACGGCCTTCACGCTGATGTTGATGTGGTTGCGGTAGCGGACCGTCGGGCCGGTGGCGCTGTCGGCGAAGTCGGTCACGCCCGAGGCGGTCGAGGTCGAGAAGTTGGCCGTCTCCACCCAGGCGTTCGCGGCGGCGGTGGCCAGCTTGTCGGTCACCCAGTCGTACTGGGCGGCGGACACGCGGCCGGAGCCCACGCGGTCGGTGAACGGGAGCGGAATCCGGGACACGTCCCAGATGCGCTGCATCACGTCCTCATTGATGACACCGCCCGTGGCGATGCCGGTCAGGTCAGTCTTTGCGTCGAGTGCGGCGATAACGGCCATGGCTATTTCACTCCGAGGATTCTGGTGACCGCGTCAACCGGGCGTACCTGGCCCTTGGTTACTGCGGCCTTCAACCTGCCGAAATCCTGCGCCGGGGTCGGCTGGGCCGAGCGGCGCGGGGCCTGCTGCGACTTGGGCGGCTGCTTGGGCACCGGCTTGGCCTGCACCGCCCGCTCCAACTGAGCCAGGCGGCGGAAGGCGCGGAGTACGCGGTGGTCCGTGAGCGCGTCCACGTCGGCGCGGGTGATGCCGTAGGCCGTGAGCGTGTCCGCCATGCTGACGAGGTCCGCTTCGCGGGTCTTGGCGTCCGTCCACTCGGGCACGGTGCGCAGCAAGGCCTCGGCTTCCCGGGACAGCCGCTCGCGGTTGACCTTCTGCACCGCCTGCGCCAGCTCGGGGGACACCTTGTCCGGCGTGATGGCGGACAGGATCTCATCAAGCTCGCGCTGCTGCCGCAGCTGGTCCGCGTGCCACTCGCCGCGCTGCTTGGTGACCTCACCGCGCTGCGCCTCGATGGCCTCGGCGTCCCGGTACGCATCCTTCAGCTGGCCCAGCGTGACCGGTTCGGCCCCGTCAGCCAGCGGGATACGGACTTCGTACAGCTTGGCGGGGTCCACGCCGAGACGTTCGGCAAGGCCCGCCACGTCGAGCGGCGTCTCGGCCGCTGGTTCAGGCTCGGCACCCGTCTCCGGGGCCTCGGGGGGCTGTTCGGCGGGTGCCTGGGCCGCACCGGACAGGATGTCCTCTACCTGCTGCTCCTTTGACCGGTGAGCCGGTGGCGTCTCCGCCTCAAGCAGCGCGGCGTCTGGACTCGCCGCCATTTCTACGCCGGGGTTAGCCATCGGTCAACCCCCGCAGCTGCGCCTTGAACCGCTGGCCCACGTCCTCGGCGGCCTTGACCCGGGCATGCACGGCCATGGGGTCCGACCGCAGGGCCATGAACTGGCCGAATTGCTGCTGACGCACCTGTTCGACGGCCTCATCGACCATCGCCGTTAGCGCCGCCACTATCGGCCCGGGCAGCCGCATCACGGGCGGACTGCTGGGCAGCGATGAGGTCGGTGGTGACGGAGGCGGTGAGCTTGGCTTCTTCGATCTCGGCATTGAGTGCCATCTCCCGGTAGGACTTGGCCATTTCCTGGTCGTGCTTGTACTTGTCGAGCTGCAGCTTCTGCTGCTCCAGCTGCAGTTTGGCCTGCTCCATCTGCAGTTGGACCTGGGTCAGCTGCAGCTGCATGGCCTGCATCTGCTGACCCTGCTGGCCCTTCTCGGCCGCGACCTGCTGGGCGGCCTGGCCGGCGGGGTCGACGAAGTAGGACTGCGCGTTGTCCAGCTCCAGGGCGCCCGCCAGGTCCAGCAGGCTGTTATACAGGCTGGGCAGGTCGACCAGCACGCCGTCCATGCCCGCTTGCAGCATGGTCATCTGTGCCGTCACCACGGCCTGCATGCCGGCCGCCTTGCGGGCCTTCTCGCCCGGGGACAGCCCGTGCTTGATGTTCACCCGGCTGCGCTGGCGGAACTGGCTGGGGTCGGCCGTCACCCATTGGTCGGCGAGGCGCAGCGACATGGGCTGGCCGTACTGCTCGGCGAGGGTGCGGTGCACCAGCAAGAACAGCGAACGTAAGAGCGTCTCGGCCAGGTTGCGGGCGATGAAGGCCGCCATCTGCTCCTGCACGGACACGATGCGGTCGACGCCCATGCTGCCGACCTGCGCGCCCACGAGCTGCGACTCGGCGTTGGCCATCTGCAGGGCCGCGCCGCCCCGGTCCGCCCGCACCTGGTCGAAGTACTGCAGGAACGTGGCCGAGCTGGCGCCGCTGTCGATGGCCGGGATGGGCAGGATGGACTCGCCCACCGGGGCCGTGCCCTCCACGCGCACCACGCCCGACGGCCGGCCGTTCAGCAGGTCTTCGGCCATCACGTTGTCGTTGATGGCGGTCCGCGGCAGGTTGCCGGCCATGAGGTTGGCGACCCATTGCCGCAGCGCCATGGTCTTGGCGTCCTGCACGGTCTTGAGCCGGTCGAACAGGGACAGGCCCCAGAATCCATGGGCCTCGGGGAACGGCGTGCCGGCCGCGTAGGGGATGAAGGCCGCGGGCTCCTCCTCCAGAATCACCGTGCCGCCCAGCAGGGTGTACGTCAGCTCGCCGTCCTTCCGGTCATAGACCCGCCAGCAGTAGACCTGCTCGGCCTGCCAGGTGGTGGTGTCCGTGGGCGCCTCGCCCTCGCGCTGGCGCATGCCGATGGTCTGCGCCTGGTAGCCGTCCTCGGTAGGGATCGACTTCACCGTGTCCTCGGCGTAGCCCAGGGCCACCAGCTCGCCGCGGGTGACCGGCCAGCGTTCGGCGACAAGAGGCGCGTCCTCCAGCAGCACGCTGTCATGGTCGGGATCGACGACGAAGTTAAGCGGGTCCACGGCCGCCATGCGCAGCCGGCGGACGGTGCGGCGGGCGGTCAGGGTGGTGTATCCCTCGTCGTCCGTCTCCACGTCCACGTCGTCGCCCGTCTCCCCCTGCAGCATGCGCTGGGCCTCGGGCCGGCCGCGGGTGTCCATGCGGCGGGTGGCGACCTGCTCTTCGTCCTCGCACCACACCTTCACGATGCCGTTTTTCAGCAGCAGGCTGTCTTTGATGGCGGCGCCGATGACGACGTAGCCCCGGCCCTCCTCCATCATCGTGCGGTTGACCGCGTCCGACTCCAGCCGCGCCTGGTTATCGTCGTCGGGGCCGTCGGGGTCGAAGCTACAGACCTGGTCACCGCAGAAGCTGGGCATGAGCTGCGCCTGCACCGCGTGGACCATGTCGGCCACGTCCGTGGACTGCAGCGCCGGCTGCCCGGCGAGCTCGTCGCCGCGGGGGCGGCCGAGGTAGTAGGTCAGGGCGGCCCGCCACATGTCCGGGTCCGGGCCGTGGTCGATGGCCCGGGTGATGCGGTCGCGGAGGATGCTGGCGCGGTCGCGGTCCGTCATGTCAGGAGCCTATCGAGGGCCGAGTAATCCAGGGCCTTCCGGGGCCGGCCCAGCAGCCCCGCGTGCCACGTCACGGCGAAGTATCGCACGCTGTCCGCCGCGTGGCTGGTGAAGTCATGCCGCGGCTTGAGCTGGTACACCTGGCGGTTCTCGACGTACTCGGCCCGGTACTGGCGCAGGTACTCAAGGCCCTCGCCACACCCCTCCTGGTCCCAGTAGACCTGGGGCAGCACGGTCCGCACGGCCTCGATGCCGTCGCGGATGGGCAGGTTCGGGGCCTGGACTACCTTGGCGCCCAGCTCGGCGAGGATGCCCGCCCGGGTGCGGCCGTTGGACAGGTCGTGGTGCTCGGCGTCGTGCGGCAGGATCACGGCGCCGATGTTCCACGTCGGGTGCTGGGCGCGAATGTCCGACCAGACGCGGGGGAGGGCCACGTTCTGCCACTCCTCCCACCACAGCGCCCGCAGCTCGCGGCCCACCAGCTGCCAGGCCCAGACGCTGGTGGCGTCGGAGTAGCCCAGGTCCATGCTTAGGATGACCGGTGCCGCGGGGTCATGCGGGACACGGGCCACGCGCCCGGCCGCCACCGCCTCGGCCACCTCGGTGGCCCAGTAGGCGCCCTCGGTGGCGGCATCCCAGCTGCACAGCAGCTCCTGCT